TGTTTTTCGTGCGCACTTGGCACGGAAAATATAACCTTGAAATGGCCGGGCTCCAGAGTGTAAAACCTTTGGCACCGCTCGGAGCGTCCTGCAAAATATCTCCTCTTAAGCCTAATTTTGACGGCAGGGAGTTAGATTGCAGGACGAAATGCACTTGGTTCGGACCAACTTGCGCCACCATGATACCTGGGTTTTTCGGAGACAGCATGAGAAATGAACATATAGCTTTGGCCTCTAGGCATCTATATGAACATGATCCTGCTTGTCTACCTCGTTGGAAGACCCTAATTGATATGGTTGGCGATGAGTTTTTAAGAGCCTTTAATGCTGACGTCCGTGTTATGGGACCAGAAGAGTGGATAGGAACACAACCCACTACCAAACGCAAGACTTATTCTGACTCTTTGTACCATCTTGAGAAATACGACATTAAATCCGAGAAATTTCATTCTCGCGCTTTCTTCACAAAGAAAGAAATGTTGCCTCCACCAGGATGGAACGAAGATTTGGATTCTAAAGCACCTCGGGGAATTCAGGGATTAACGGAGACCACCATCAATTTGATATTAGGTCCCTTCATGAACTGGGTTTCCAAATCATTAGCCAAAAACTTTATGGACGTGGATTATTTGAACGCAGGAGAATGGCCTCAATTTGGCTATACCTGCGGTTCAACCCCATCCAGGATTGGAAGTTGGTATCACGACATGCAGAGCGTTGGCTTCTCGTTTATAGAAGACGACTTTTCTCAGTTTGATTCAACCCAAGGTCCAGGATGCCATTATGCGGAAAGTTGGATCTACGATCATTTTCCCGGTTTCAAGCAGGCTAAACTATGTTTTAGACATCAAGCACACACCAAGGGTTACGGTAAATGGCATTCCTATGAATGTGCCTTCACAAGGAAAAGTGGAGACCAAAATACATCCATAGGAAACACTATCATCAATTTCCTTGTACACCTGTACGCAGTGCGAACTTACGAGATCATAATCGGCAAGAAAATCATCTTCAGGATGATTGGGCTTGGCGACGACAATGTTCTCGCATTATCGCTAGATAGAAATGAGGCAAACGGTTTCTGCCAGTATGCAACCACTTTGATCGAGTCTTTGGGTTTAAAACCAAAGATGAAAGTGGCAAACCGCGGGAC